CGATCCGGGTTCTTTTGGTTGAAAGCCTTTCCTTACAGAAAGCAATCACACGGATCAAAATGCCGCTCACCTACCTTCGTCGTGTTAACAAGTTTCCCTCACAAACGGAAACTTTCAGCGACCCTTACGCCGAAGAGGCCATCTATTCTGTTTCTCCGGATTCAGACCATGGGTGGTTCTCTCAAATCTCCAAAGAATGGCATCGTCCCTCCGGGGAGAGCCGTCTTCTTGATGAAGGCCTGCTAAAGTACGACATTACCACCCCGAAAAGGTGCTATGATGGCGATTACTTGGCCATCCTCAAGCAGACTTTGGACGAGTTGAGACCCTCCAAGCGCATCGTCCCCCTCACCCTAGGCGCCGCCGCCTTACACCCGAACTTCCCGAAGACGACGTCCCCAGGTTTTCCCTGGGTACATCAAGGTTTTCACACCAAGAAGGATGTTCTCGAGAGTAAGTCGGCAACTGGGCTAATTCATCGCGCCTGGGACATGATTGGGAAAGGTCATCCCTGGTCACTCCCCGACTCTATCGCCTTCCACCGCGTTGTTGCGTCTCCACGCGACAAGACGAAGGTTAGACCTGTCTGGGGCTACCCCATTGACGTTGTCCTCGAAGAGGCGAGATTCTTTCTCCCTCTACTTGAGTATCTCAAGAAAGACGTCAATGTTCGAGACTCCTTTTATGGCTTGGGCATGGAAACTGCTCGCTCTGGCCATGAACACCTTGCCCGGTCTTTTCACCAACCTGGCATTCAACTTAGTCTCTCGGGCGACCTGACAAATTTCGACGCGCGTGTTCCAGCCTGGACAATTCGCGATGTATTCGCACACACATCAGACTGGTTTGACTTCTCGAAAGTCATTGATTCGGAAGGGAAATATTGGAACGTCAATACTGATCAGTCTTGCCGTAGGTGGAAAGCGATGGTTTCCTACTTCATTAACACCAAGGTCCGTTCTCCTTCTGGTCTTAGGATCAAGAAGTCGAGTGGCGTACCCTCTGGCTCGATGTGGACCAATTTTATCGACACCTGCGTCAACGCTGTTCAGTTCAGGACCGCACTCTATCGCGTCACGGGATCTCTACCCGCCAAGGACTATTACTACGGTGATGACAGTCAAGTCTTTCTGGCGGTGTTAGCCATCTCGCTCGAAGCGTTAGCTCACGAGTTACTGATAACGTTCAACGCTATCCTTTCTGTGGACAAGACCATCTTGACAGATAATGTCGAAAACATCCACTGGCTCGGGTACTACTACCGACCAGGCGGTCCTCGCCGCTCAATGGATTTCATTATCGCGTCAACTCTTTTCCCCGAACGCGAAGTCGACTCACCCGTTGAGTCTTGCGCTCGTCTCCTTGGCCAACTGTACTCTTGCATGGATCCCCATGCCTCTGTGCGTTTCTATGACTGTATTCGATACATCATGGAGAAGTACGAGCTGACCAAGCAGTTTGTTAACGACTACGTTTCCTCTAAGCCGTCAAAAGCTTTTAAGTATTTAACAACTCTTGGTCTCGAGATGTCCGACATCAGTCTTCCTGACTGTTTTGTCGATCCATTCGGAGACAGGTACATTCCGTCTGTGATGCCGCG